TCCTTGGAATGCATGGGAATAAATCTTTGCCCACGGAATATCCTCACCTTCTGGTGCTGGTAAGAAACGGAGAACGGCATAACCGTTACCTGTTTTATCAAGTTCTGGTTTCCAAAGGCGATCATCACCTCCTCCACCAGTAGACATCTTCTCCACTTCTTTGACTAATTTAGAAGTCAATGATCCTAGAGAGGACTGTTTTTTTAGGTCTTTAAATGACATTTAGATTTTGTTTGAGATTTGGCTTTTGTGTACCTTAATTATATCAATCGGAAGATTATTTGTCAATCTGCTTTTTCATCATTTCTACCATATTGTTCATATTAGCAAATAAGATGTTCATATCGACATTGGTAGGAAGTCCCATTTGTTTGGCACTTTCTATGATCTTCTTTTTCATTTCCTTAGCTTCAGGATCGTCCGATAAACTCACACGAGTATAAAGAACTCGTTGTTTGTTTAAAAGTTTCTCCAAAATAGTAACATGATATAATTGGTCCTCTTGAGTCATCGCTGGAAACTTGAAAACATTGGAATAAACCTCATCTTGGAGTTCCGCAATTTCTGCCATTTCTGCACGAACAACTTCTGAATCGAAAAAACTCATAATACTACTTTTTTAAGGATTTTTCTATACTTTGGTACATCTATATTTAGGAAGGGTTTATACTTTTTTATTTTGCGACTGACGGTTTCCCATACAGGGTCATTTAGTCGTTTATCAAAGTTTTTCCTATATTCAAATATTCTATCACATATCACTAATGTTTCAAGTGAGGTATCTCCCCTTAAATAACTTCTGAGGATGGGAGGGTGGCCACTCGAACAATCGAATATTTCATCTACTTGCTTATTTTCAAAAAGAGTGTCAATTTCACCTTTAAACGTATATGACAGAGATTGCACCTTTTTCTTCCAATCTGTATATCTCCCTTCTCCCTCTCGTATCATCTCTCCGATCCACATTGTTGCAGGGTCTGTGGAACTTACAAAGTTAGATACAAAAAATTCCTCTACTTCCTTATCATTCTTAGATCTGGCAAATTTCTCAAACCAAAACCTATCCTTTCTTTTGTAAAATGCTTGAACTGTCGCTCTTGTCTTGCCACCATACTTATGGTAATCATAGTGGTCTTTGGTGAAGTGGTTCTTTAAAGACAAATAACAACGATATGCGTCAAAGGGCATCATTTCAAAAAACTAATAGGGGCAAAAATTTGCGGAGATATTTTTTCGACTTTTTTGGAATTAAAAGATGATTTTCGCACGGCTAGTACGCTTTAAAAAATTCAACTCCTGTGCCTCGTACTTTATCTTCTCCTTCAACGGTTTAGATATCAACTTAGGAACTGACTCTAAATCAATACTATTTTGATCACAAAAGAAAACAATAGCGTCAATGTAATTCATATTCTTATTAACTTGCACTAGACCTTCTATCTCTTGTGCAAATCTTGCAGGACAAAAGAACTTACTTTCGAGTGCCTTTTCTAGTTCATTGTCCATTCGATGCCCCAGTATTGTGATGTACAAATTCTTTTATATAACGAACTAGAAGCTTAATATAATCCCCTTTGTTCCTTTTGTCAAACACTTTTACTTCACCACTAGGGGTAACCATAAGAGTGATAAGTTTTTTAACAGGGATTTCTGTTAGTTCGTAGTAAGCTGCTGCATAAAAGGTCTCCTGAACGAAATAGTTTTCCAACCATTTCTCAGGTTTAATCTTCTCAGATGTCTTAAAGTCTATGACGGCTAATTCACCTTCATACTCTGCTATACAATCAACTCTTCCAGCAAGACCAAGGTACTCAGAGTAAAGGGTTCTTTCTATAGCGTGTATATTATTTATCTTGTCCAGATATGGTGCTGCATGATGAAACATGAACTGAGTTGCTGGTCTATAGTCATCCCAGTTAAGTTCTTTGTTCTCTAGATATGCCTGTGCTGCCTCATGGAAATCAGTTCCACGAGCAGTGGCTTTCTTAGTAATTTTATTTGCTTCTTCAATACCAACTCTCTTTCTCCACTTGATAAAGATATCACGGTTATAAAAAGATGTTACTGAAGTAATAGAAGGAACCCACTGACCATCAGGAAGATGATACAGTCGGCAGCCTGGAGTTTCTTTCTTTTCTAATTCAAGATCACCTAAGTAATTACAATGAGTAAAAGTCATAAACCAAGTTCCAACTTTGCGAGTAGATATTCCTTACATAAACCTGATCTTACAATATCCTCAACACCAAATTCAATGATGTTTAGTGATGGCATGACCCTTAAGATCCTCATGAAATCATGAATACCATTCCGTTCATTCTGTTTAATCAAGTCGGTCTGAGTAGCATCACCACAGAACATTATCTTAGTATGAGAGCCTACCCTTGTCATTATACTGTCCAATTCATGGTAATTCAAGTTTTGAAATTCATCAACAATGATGATAGATTTATCTAAGGTAGTTCCACGAATGAATGAGGTGCTCCAAAAGTCAATAGTGTTTTGTGCTTTCAGATTGCCATAGAGCATTTCAAAGTCTGCATCTGTGGGCATCTCAAACATATATTTTACCATATGCTTATATGGTATCTGATATAAGAAAGATTTATCATCATGATCACCAGGCAAGAATCCGATCTCTCTAGTCGCAACCAAAGATCTTACAATATAGATCTTTTCATAGGGAGTGCTAGGGTTAAGAACATCTTGAAGGGCATTGTAAAGAGTAATAAAAGTCTTACCAGTTCCTGCTGCACCGTAGGCAACAAGATTCTTACCATCTTTATAAGATTCAAATAATTTTTTCTGATTGTCAGTGAGGGGTTCAATATCCCTCATCATATCAGTATTAATTGGTTTCTTTCTTTTCATGTGCTTGGCCGACATGCTTATACCAACACCAATTGGATCTGTCGTTTTCTTTTTACGTGGCATGTTAGTTAATCATCCCCCTGAGTTGTGCCAATACCTTTTTTGGCGAGTCGTGCTCCAATGCCTCCAGACTTGTCAGCTTTCTTCAAGACTTCACCCCATCCAGGATTTTTATTAATAAGTTTGTCTTGCCATTCTCCCACTTCTCCCACACCAGGCATAGTAGAAGGATCAGAATAGTCTCTCAACCAATCTGGATTATCTTCTCTCCATGAGTCCCACTTATGGACACTCATCACGACTTCTTTTTGTTCACCAGTTTTCTGATTAACGACAGGGTATGTTGCCATATGAATATAATAGTGGATAGTTATTTAGGAATTCCAGTCAAGAGCTTCAGCAACAGTAGGAAATTGTTCTCTAAAAATAGAACGAACTCCTTCTGCTACTGCCATATGCTCTTTCTGTGTTCCATGTGCAGAACGTAGGTCAATATAATGTACCCATGATCTTACAGAACCAGTCATGTAGATTCGGGTAGGAGTAGCAAGTGGAAGCACAAATCTTGCACACTCCTTTGCTATACCAGCATCAAGCATCTCTTTATATAATTTCATTCCATCTACAAAATGTCTTTGTATTTTAATCTCAAAGTCTTGTTGCATTAATGGATCTACATCATCAATACTATTCTGTCTGTTCTTATCATCTTGTCTACGAAGTTCTGGTAAAGGAATCTCATCACCAAGCATACTACTATCAGCATACCTCTGTGAAAACTCTTGATATGTAAAACTTCTATGCCTTAATATCTGTGCTGCCAATCCTCTAGTAGTATTGATCTCTACCGTCATGAATGCTTGCTCAAAGACACTCCAGTGACCGTGCTTGATGCAATACTTAAGAAGACCAGCAAACTTATCATTATCTTGATTCTTAGGGTTAGAAACACGAGCCACATATGCCATATGCTGTTCAGCATCTGGTGTTACACTTACCAATTTAATCTGACTATTCATTAAAGACCTCATCATAATCTTCAGGTGGAGGAGTAAATGCTAACACGTCTTCATCAGCATACATTTCCGATTCTAATTCATCTACAATCTCTTTGAGAGCTTGTACTAAGACTTTCAATTTTGCTTTATTCATTAGATCTTCTATCAACATCAGACATGGTTTGTCCAGACATGAAATATTTCTTTATGACATCTATCTGGTCTTGATATTTTGCAATAGTATCTATTTCCTTTTCTATGGATTCTAAAATGTCAGTATGTTCACCAACACCTGCAGGATGTTCTAGATAGATTTCAATGTTTGCTTTGTGTTTCGCAATATCACCTTGAGCATGTGCTATCAATGCTCTTAGGATTTGCTCTCTCATGTGGAGTGCCATAAGTATATCCTTTTTAGTAATTATACATTAAAAAAGGGGGTATGTAAACCCCCTTTTCATGTTAACTGCAAGGAATTGCCTTGCTTTTCACTTTAAGACCACGATACATTAGATCATGATTCTTACGTTGTGCTGCCTCTGCAAGCACCTTTGCGTTGTACTCGTCAGTGTCGTACTCGACACCACGGTAAGTGACTTTTGCCATTGGGTTTCTCCAAAGTAGTAGGGATTTTGGCCCCGTTCCTTCAGTCAACTTCTGCGTCCTCAAAACATCCTTTCTCTGTACTCTCTGCCACAATCTGAACAAGTTCAGATTTTGGTGTCTCGGTATGCTGTCGGTATATCTGATCGACAAGACCTGTAGCATATTCACATGTTAAAAGAGTAGTGAGTAGAACTTCCATGAAGATGAACGATCCGTTCCGAGTCGGCTTACTTGCGTCCCCAGTCGAAGGGGGATGAACGTTGTGTTAATTCTAACACATGTATACTATATAGTCAAGTAGTTTTGTATTCTACGATACAGTTTTATAATTTCTTACCATTTTTGTCCACTAAAAGTTGAGATGCTTGAAAAAGATTAGATTTTCTATACTTCATTTGTTTCTTATATTCTTTTACAAGTCTATCTACTTCTGCCTGAGATACCTTGACATTCAATTGACCTCCCTCCTCATTAGCAAATCCCAATCCACCATCTTCTCCTTTACCATCTTGCTGTTGCTCAAGATATTCATTGATAGTATTCTGGATCTCTCCTTCAATGATATCATTAATTTGTTGTTCTATTTCTTTATCATTCATCGATACGAGGCCTCCTTTTTCTTTTTTTCCTTTCGGGTGGTTTAACATTCCAAAGATTGGGTCTTATCGTGCCACACCCATAATCAATAGATTTTACTGACCCTGCTCCATATTTATCATAATACATATCAAAAACATTTGCCATCTTCTCTGAACGAGTTACATCCAAATACTCTTTACCCTCTATCATGTACGTTACATTGAATGCATCTGTAGGAAGATTCCTATCCTCTGCTTTATCTAGAGTAGTTTTTTCTAAAATAATCTGACAAGAATATTGATCTGTATTTTTTTCAATCTTTTTTGGTGCTTCAGGTTTCTTCTCTGTTTTTGTGGTCATGAACGGCCTCCCCACTGAATATCAGGATATGCTTGTTGTACCATATCATAAGTAATTTTATACTTAGTTTCTAAGTTTTTATCTTTTACTAAACATATAATCTTTGCCTCTTCAGGATGAAGTCCCTCTAATAATTGAATAAACATGGTCTCTCGACGCATAGAACTCAGACGATCATTACCACCCTTTACAAAATGATAAAGATTCTTCCACTCTCTGCGAAGAGATGTGTGATCAGTGCCAACAGGAACCTCATTTTCTTTGTAAGGAACAGGGCCCTCAGGCATCACTGATATTGCTGTCGGATCAAAATTCCAAATCAAGATTGCCTTCAAAGCAAGATCATCATACTCTCGAAGTATTTCAATCTTCTTTGCTTTAGTTCTTTGACTATCTACTAGTTCAAGAATTTCATGAACAAAGGGATTCGGTGGGAGTTTAACTCTTGTTGTCCTTTTCTTAGTCGTCGTCTTCTTCGTCTGTGTTGTCATGAGTTTCAATTCTTAGGGCTAAAATTTCATCGGGAAGAACATTCCCATTTGCGTCAAACATCTCTGGATGAGAATAGACTACTGGTGGAGTAGTTTCATATGAATGTTGTCTTGCCATCCATCCTATCATACCTCCTACTAATAATGCAAGGATAGACACAAGTGTCATAAGTGTCAATGTTACTACTAATGTTTCTGACATGGCACTCCTCCAAAGAGTTATTTTTTTCTAATGTCCAAGTAAAAATTGAAGTGAAAGACTATCTCTCTTTTAAAAAAGGAAATCATATTTCCAAATTTTACTTGAAATGTTTTAGGTTTTTCGGGTTTCCTCCTTCTGCGTAATAGTAATTCTACACCACGATTGATCTCTGTAGTGTCTTTATTTAGAGACTTTTTTTCGTCTTCCAGGTCTTCGGTCATGGCTATACCTCACAGCATCTTCAAGAATACCTCCGAGGTATGCTTGTATTTTACGTGCTTTAGGTTTAGGAATATGTCCATATGCCTCACGTAGTTGTTTATGATTGTTATCAGCACCTCCCTTAATATATTCTTGAAGTTCTAACAGTTGGTCAGAGATTTCCTTCGCAGTAGAACTATGAAGGAAAGCATCTACCTCTTCTTTTTTAGTTTTACGATACTTTAAAAAGTCATAAAATTTAAGTTGCATCTTACCATCAAACGCAAGTTCAATGGCATGTTCGATCATGTCATAAACTGTTTCAAAGTCGTCAACTTTTTTCATCAGACTAATTCGTTCTCCTTTAGATACTTGACTGTTTCGGTACATCCACCGAGATGTTGCATGTCATTTACTACAACTTGAGGAAATGTAGATCCTTGCCCAAACTGAGAATAGAATCCTGGTTTATCAAAGTCCTCATCCAGTTTATAGATGACATGTTCTAACTTAGATAACTGTAACACCTGTTTAACCTTATCGCAATAAGGACATCCATTTTTAGAATAAACAGTAAACTTCATATTACCTATTTAAAAATTTATTTAGCGTTAGACACTACTGCAGCCCAGTCAGCGTCAAATAATTCTAATCCTTTGTCTGTAAGAACATGGTTGTACATCTTCTCAAAAACTGTAGGTGGCATTGTTACTACATGAGCACCAAGAGCAAAAGAAGTGGATACTGCCTTCACTCCTCTTATGGATGCAGATAGAATCTGAGTTTTGATCCAATGCTTGTTATAAATCTCAGCGATGTCACTGATTACATCTAACCCATTCACTGAGTTATCGTCAAGCCTTCCTACGAATGGTGAAACATATGTTGCTCCTGCTTTAGCAGCAAGTATTGCCTGTGCAGCATCAAAAATCAGTGTAACATTCACCTTTGTACCATCTTTTGCTAACTGATTACAAACATAAAGACCATCTGGTGTACAAGGAACCTTGATAGTTGCTACTTCTTGGAACTTAGTGGCAAGCCTACGACCCTCAGAGGTCATGTCATCACGACTTCCTACTACTTCCATACTAATGTCCCTTACACCTGCTTCAGCGAGTTCCTGATACACATCTTCAGGATCTCTACCACTCTTCATAATCAAAGTGGGGTTGGTTGTCACTCCATCTATCAGGCCAGTTTCAAAATGTTCAAGAATAGTTGAGACATCTGCTGTGTCTAAAAATATTTTCATAAGAATAATTTACCTAGAGTATCTATAAAAAGAAATAAAAAAGGAGACCCTTTTGTGAGGGTCTCCATATTGTATCAGATTGT